CTTATGGACAAATACTGGAAACAAGATGTTACAAATTTACATAGGATTTATAGAGTTGCTGAATACCTATTACAAAGGAGCAAAAGACATAAATGATTAAACGTATAGGCTTTGCCTGTAAATTTTTGCACTCGGATCAAACCCTTAAGAAAAAACTTCTTGAGGAAATAGAACGTCCTTTGTTGAGCAGATGCACAACCGTTGCTTGGTTGAATAGGCAGACTAAAGAAGATGCTGAACAAAGACTATGGGACTTGATGGTTCACAACATAAAAGCATTTGAAAATCTTGTTGAGTATGTTGGAGGACTACCAGATGAATTACATATGGTAAGACTTGGCAGTGATGTACTTCCTGTCTACACTGAACCTACTTGGTCATATTTTTGGAAGAAGCCTGACGTAAGAGCATATTGCGAAAAGCATTTTGCAACGGTTGGTGAACTTGCAAGAAAATTAGATGTGAGGTTGTCAATGCACCCTGGACAATTCACGGTGTTGGCTTCGGACAATCCAGATATAGTAAATAGAAGCATAGAGGAGTTTGAATATCATGTTGACGTTGCAAGGTGGATGGGATACGGTAGACAATACCAAGACTTTAAGATCAATGTACACATCGCAGGCCGCAAAGGTCCAGCCGGTATCCTCGACGCATACCCAAGACTATCTCCGGAGGCGAGAAACACGATTACGATTGAAAACGACGAAATGTCGTGGGGTATCGAAGCCAGTCTTGAACTGCGAGACAAACTTGCCCTCGTTCTTGACATACACCATCACTGGGTCAAAACGGGTGAATATATTCAGCCAACCGACGATAGATTTTCTCGCATAATAGATTCGTGGCGTGGCGTAAGACCAGTGATACACTATTCTGTATCGCGTGAAGATTTACTTGTAGGACATGACGAAAACACATTGCCTAACATGGAGGAATTACTTGAACAAGGATTTAAGAAAGCAAAACTACGTGCCCATAGTGATTATATGTGGAATAATGCTGTCAACGATTGGGCTCTGTCTTTTAGAGAGTTCGCTGATATTATGGTAGAAAGCAAGGCGAAGAACCTTGCAAGTATCAAATTATTAGAACACAAATCACGATAAATAATACTGATGAATAATAACAATGATCTTAGAGAGTATATGAATCTCTTTGAAAAGAAATTAGAGGTATTAACTCTAATGAAATTACCTTACGGCACAGGCGATCTTAGTCCTGTGTTATCCAAGGACAATGTAGAATATCATTACAATGTTTTATCCAAAGGTTACGTAGATAGATATAACAACGGAGAAGGCGATCCTAACTTTAATTATGGTGGAGCCATGTTGCATAATCTATGGTGGACACAATTAAAAAAGCCTGCTGGTGCTAATTCACCTACAGGTCCAGTTAAAGATTTGATTGTGGATAACTTTAAGGATTATAATAAATTTAAAGATGAAGTGTTATTATCAGCAATGAAATTACAAGGATCTGGTTGGGTGTACCTATCTAAAAAGGGCGAAGTTAAAACAACCCCGAACCAAACCTACAAAGCAGATATCTTGATGCCGATTGATATGTGGGAACATTCTTTTTCAGATTATACCAAAGAAGGTAAAAATGCAAAAAAGAAATATATCCAAAACATGATGCGTATTATCAATTGGGACGTTATCAATCAAAGACTAGCATAATTAAAAGTACGGAGAATATAATGTTTAATTGGATTAACAAAATTTTTGGTTCAACGCCTAAGAAGGTAAAGAAATTAAAGCCTTTGGTGTTAGTTCCAAAAAAGGCAGATCTTAATAAGATGACTAAAAAGGCTTTAGAAGATCTAGGCAGAAAACATAAGATAGAATTGGATAGAAGACAAACCAAAGATAAACTGGTAAATCAACTGTACAAGCATATCAAAAGTTTAAACAAATAGGAGTAATGACATGATAAGCAACATTAAAAGTTGGGCAAACAAACGTTTCAAAGAAAGAACATCTTGGGACGGTGCGGCCTTAATCGCAGTAGGAGTAATTGTACTGATCGCAGGACCATTGGCAAAGATTGCCGCCTACGGTGCAATAGCCTACGGTGCATGGACTATTTGGAAGTCTGAATAATTATAAAGTATCAATAGTTACTAGGGTGTCGATTGTAGAATCTAAAGTTTTACGTTTTTCGACACCCTTTTTTTGTGCAAATCTTTTAGGATCACAATCAGGGCAAACGTGATAGTATGCATTATCTAAACGTTTAGGATCTACTTTTCCTTTATCTCTTTTAAATTCTTCTTTACAATCATCACATTGAAATACCACGATGGTACGCATACGTTTATACGTATGATGCTTACCGCCTTTGCTACGGCGCATATAATACTTCACTTCCTGTTCAGTTCTTAAAAACATACTATAACTATTTATATTACATTCGGTTTGTAGAATATTAGATAAATAACTTTAACAGAGGGAAATTATGTCAACAATAGTTACTTTGACAGATTCAGCAAAGGAGCATATGACTACTATGCTTAAAGAAAACAGCAAAAAAGCAGTACGCCTAGCATTAAAAGGTGGTGGCTGTGCTGGTTTCAAGTACGATTGGTCACTTGAAGATAGTGTTGCTGACGAAGACGAGGTCGTTGATTTTGGACAAGGTAAGTTTATTGTAGACCCTGCTAGTGTTATGTACTTGCTAGGTTCAACAATAGATTATAAAAAAGAAGTATTTGGGTCGTATTTTACAGTTTCGAATCCAGCCTCAACATCAAGTTGTGGATGTGGTGAAAGTATAGGATTTTAATAGATGACAAAACAAGTAATTAACATTGGTGTTGAAGGGAATGATGCTTCGGGTGATAGTATCAGAGATGCGTTTAAGAAAGCGAATGAAAACTTTACAGAACTTTACGCAATCTTTGGTCAAGGTGGTGCCATTGGATTTACTGCCCTTTCAGACACACCAGATACACTAGGACAAAATAAAGTTCCTGTTACAGATGCCGCAGGCTCGGCCATCTTAATGAAAGACATTGTAGGTGGTGCAGGTATTGTCATTGACAACACTGATACAACAAAACTTACAATCACAAATACAGGATCAAACGTTGCACAGGATTTATCACCAACACTAGGTGGACACTTAACAGGAAATGGATTATATGGTATTGGTAAAATTGCACCAGTATCAGATGCAACTGCAACCGCTTTAGGAAACTTACACGCAACCGCGGTAACAATACATGATTTAGTCATTGACAAAAAATTTGCGGACCAAGAATACTATGTAAAAGGCGAACCATTAAGAGTAAGAGATGAACCTGTATCAGGTGCTGGTTACACATTACAGATTGGTAGTTTCGTAAATGGAAATTTAATAACAGTATCACATGGTTTTGATAATAGTGTTAACGGTACGCCATTTAGATATAATTCTACAGGCAATGACGCAACTAACCTTACTTCAGGTTTCACTTACTTTGTAAGATTTATTAACAATACAACTTTAAGTATTCACTCAACTGAAGCAGGTGCCAAAGACAATACTGCTAAAATTAATGCCAACGATGGCATATCAGGTATTCCATCTGGAGTACACACAATTACAGATGCAGAATATGATACTGCATTATCAGGACAATTTTTAGATAGCGAAGCACTACCAAGAAAAGCAATCACTAGAAGAGATGGTGATACAATGACTGGTGCTCTTAATTTGCATGACCATCCAGGTGATTTAGCAGGTAAGGGAGTACAAAATGGAGCAGATGATTTACAAGCGGCTACAAAACTTTATGTTGACAATTCAACATTTACTTCAACAGTAGATATCTTTGTTTCAACACAAGGTGACGACACACAGGCACTTACACCAGCAGGTCAAGAAGGTAGAAGTATTAATTACGCATACAAAACAATTAATAAAGCGGCCGAAAAAGCACAAGAGATTATGTTTGCGGCACCAAAGGAACCAGGTGCTTACACACAAACTATTACATTCAACGATGGTGCAAACAAATCACAAGTATCATCAGGGAACATTGTAACAGTCAATCCATTGGCGGCTCCGGCAGTCAACTTATTAACACCTAACAAACTTTTTGTGCAAAAAGAAACTATTGGTTTCTTAAATGCTACGTTCCCAGAATTAGTTTATAACCAAGCAAGATGTAAATTAGACTTAGGTTTAATCATTGATGGTATGTTACTTGACATACAAAATGATCAGAATGCTAACTTCCATGCAATACAATCAGGTGTTAGATATTTTAGTACTGTATCAGGACAATTAGCAAGAACAAAACAACTAACACAAACACTTGCGGCACTTAACCATGCTGAAAGTGTTATCAAGACACACGTACTTACAAACACTCCTGTAGGTGCGGCATCAACATATCAAAATAGATTTGGTGTTAGACAAGCAGACCATAGTGCAAATACTATTTCAATTAATGCAGGACAAAACAGTTACGTACACACATACGTAAGTGGTGGTACTGTTGAATTTAATTCTGTTACACACAATATTACAAATGCAGTTTACGATAATGTTCAAGGTTATGTAAAAATTACAACTGCTACTCCGCATGGTGCTTCACCAGGAGATATAGTTAGGGTACAAAACATAACTTGGAATTGTAGTTTAGGACAAAAAGTTTATCCAGAGGTTGTTACACAAACTATTGATACTAATCAAAGTGTTGACGGAACAGTAATTAGTTCATTTGGTAACAAGTTTACTGTAATTGAAAATATTATTCAAAACGGTTATAGTTCTATACCAACATTGGTTGAAGGAAGCACATACAAACTTAAATTTAGTTCAGGTGCGACAGCAGTTGACCAAGGTAAACTTAATAACGTAGATATCTTACCAGGTAAAATGATCAGAGGTAAAACATCTGGTGCATTAGGTAGAATCGTAAAATACATTAGACAAGACACTGCTGGACAAGATGCAGTTGAAGTAGTGTTGGAAGAACCTATCCTATTTACAGTTGGTGAAGAACTTGAATATGGTAACTTTACAAAGACTACACAAATAACCATACACGTAGAAACAGGACAATACTACGAGGATTATCCTATTAAACTTCCTGCTAACTGTTCTATTAAAGGTTCAGACTTTAGAAGAACAATTATCAGACCGATGAAACGTGTTTCACAATCTCCTTGGAGAACAACTTACTTCTACAGAGATTATGAATTTGATGGTTTAGAATTAATACCAACTGCTAATCCAAACGCAATTAACTTGTTGACAGCAAACAAGGAATATGTAAAAGATGAAGCGGTTGCTTATGTAGATCAACAGATTGCTGGTAACACAGGTATTTGGACTGGCTTTACATATGAAAAAGCAAACTACGAAAGAGACGTAGGCAGATTGATGGACGCATTAGCAAATGACGTCAAGTACGGCGGTAATGCATCTATTACAAAAAGATCTACAAGTTATTGGATTGGAACAACAAGTACATTAGCAGGTCCGCCAAACGAACAGCAACAGTTTGCGGCAATGATAGATTATGTTAAAATCTTAATTAAAGATTTTATCTTAACTAATACTGCTTTCTCAAGTTTACAAAGTGTAACAACACAACAGATAGATTCAACTGCGGCAGAGGCCGGAGTGGCTACTAACGTCAACACACTTTTAACTAATCATAGTGCGGTAATATTAAATGGACTTTCACAACTATCAGCACTAAACGATCCACGTTATGGTTTCCATTACCTAACTGATCCAAGTGACGTCAACAGTACTGCTAAAAACAATACAGAGATGGACGTCTTCTTAATGAATGATGCCAACAGAATCATGAACGTGTCAATTCAAGGACACGGTGGATTTGCACAGGTACTTGATCCTGAAGGACAAATTTTA